CGAAGCACCTAAAGAAGATTCTGCTCCGGCAACCGCTGAAGCAGACAACCCAACCGAAGGAGAACAAGTGTCAGACACTACCGTTCCAGCTCCTGCCGAAGAAACGGTAGAAGCTGCTAAGGTGGAAGCCGCTGCGCCACGCCCAGCGTTTTACACCGCTCCTCGCCTTGAGTTCACAAAGGCGAAATACCTCGAGAACAGCGTTCGCGCTAAACTCGGCGATGATGCTGCTCGTCAGTACGTTATGGCTGCCGACGACACCACAAGCAACAACGCAGGTCTCATTCCAGTACGTCAATTGACTGAGATCATCAACCCACTATCAAACGCAGATCGCCCAGCTGTTGATTCAGTTTCTCGCGGCGTTCTACCAGATGCAGGAATGACTTTTGAAATTCCTAAAATCACAGCAGTCCCAACAGTCGGCGAAGAAGCAGAAGCAGCCGCAATTGATGAAACTGGAATGACCAACGAATTCCTTTCAGTATCGGTTAAGAAGTATGCTGGCGGACAGACTTTCTCCGTTGAACTTCTTGATCGTTCTTCACCAGCGTTCTTTGATGAACTCGTTCGTCAAATGGAGTACGCATACGCAAAGGCAACCGACGTTGCAGTTGTAACCGGCCTAATCGCTGGCGGAACTGACGGCGGAAACCGCACTCTTGACGCTGCAGGACTTCTTGACTTCGTATCCGATGCTGGCGTTTCAATCTACGCTGGAACTCTAGGCTTCGCGCAGAACATCATTGCATCACCTCAGCAATGGGGCGCAATTCAGAACCTCGCTGATAACGGACGTCCGATTTATCAGAACTTGATTGGCAATATGAATCAAGGCGGTAACCTCTCCGCTGGTTCAGCTGTTGGAAACCTTCTCGGCTTGAACTTCCGCGTTGATCGTAACCTCACAACAGGTTCCGGAGTTGGCGACAACACCATTATCGTAATCAACCCAGACGCATACACTTGGTATGAGTCCTCACGCTTCCGTCTCCAGACAAACGTTGCCCTCAATGGTCAAATCGAAGTGGCTTACTACGGCTATGGCGCATTGGCTACAAAGGTCGGCGCAGGTGCTTACCGCTGGATGGTCGCGTAGTTAAATCCCTAAAAGTGACGGCCAGTCCGCTCCCGAGCTGGCCTGTCACCCTCTAAATCGAAAGGAAACGAGATGCCATCAATTGTTTTAGCCTCAGAGCTTCGCACGATTCTTGGCGTCTCGTCTTCCCTTTATAACGACGCTTATCTAAATGACATTATTGACGCATCAGAGAACATCATTCTTCCGATGCTTGTTACCTTTCAGAGCAAAGTCAATAAAGTAGAACTAACCAATAACGTTGCTTACTTCCACACCGCAACAATTCACGAATTCACCGAAGGTCAATCGGTTGTCATCACAAGTGTCGGAGCGCCATTTAACGGCACTCACACAGTTACAGATGATTTAATTGGCCCTTATGTATTTACCGCCGCCATCACAAATGCTGACGTATTGGAAAAGAACATTATCCCAGCAGGAAACGCTGCGCTCTCTGGCGCATCAACCTATGTGGGAAATGCAAACGTCGAAGCTGCCGTTTTGGCTATTTCTGTCGAAATTTTCCAAGCCAGAACTGCTGCCGGAGGATCAATCGAAGGCATAGATTTCGCAGTTACACCTTACAGACTTTCTAAGAATCTATTGGCAAAGGTAACTGGCCTACTTGGCCCTTATCTTGATACCGATGCGATGGTGGGTTAATGCCAGCATCAACAATTTCTGGTGACATTCGCGGGGCAATTAAAACTGCTTTAGCTGGAGTTACCGCTAACGTTTATGATCACGTTCCCGAAGCACCCATTGTTCCAGCGGTTGTAATCGTTCCCGATTCGCCATATATGGAAATAGAACTTATCGGAAAATCAACAACGCGAGTAAAACTTAATTATACAATTACTGCTTGCGTTGCTTATTTATCAAATCCTGCATCGCTTGATAATTTAGAACAATTAATCATTAGTATTCTTGGAGCATTAAATAACTCCAAGTACGAGTTATCGGTTGTCGAAAGACCAACGATTACTCAAGTCGGAACGACAAACCTACTCGTTTCCGATATTCGCTTGAGCGTCCGCTACGAGCAAACTTCCTAAGGAGAAACAATGGCAACGACAGTTATTACTGGCCGCGATGTCACTTTCACGTTGGACTCAGCGTCCTACGATGCTCAAGCGACTTCCGCGACTCTTTCCTGCGAAACCATCATTGAGACCTATCAAACTCTCGATGGTCGCGCATACAAGTCCACAGATAAACAATGGACATTCACAATTGAATTGCTGCAAGATTGGGGCGCTACTAGCTCCCTTTTTGAAGCAATGTGGGCTGACGCGGAAACGGCTCCAAATACAGCTTTGAACGTTTCTTTCACAGCTGCTACCGGTGCAGTTTTTGCTTTCACAGTATTGCCAATTTTCCCAAGCGCAGGTGGAGCAGCTCCGGGAGCTCTTACCGATACTTGGACAATGACAGTAATCGGTACACCAACCGAAACTTTTAGCTAAGAGATCGGAGCATCGGGAGTATGAAATCACAAATTACAATTACATATAACTCGGGCGAGCAAGCGACATACGTTGCCCAACCGCCCGAGTATGCCAAATGGGAAAAGGCAACCGGTAAGTCCATTGGCGATCTTGGCGGCGTCTGGGACATTTTGTTTTTGGCGTATAACGCTATGAAACGCGAAGGGGCTGGAAAGCCGGTCAAGTCTTTCGAAGTATGGATGGAAACGGTTGCCGATGTCGACGTGGTAAATCAAAACCCAAAAGCCATCCAGCCGGAAGCCTAAATTACCTTCTCACCCTTCTGGCTATTGAAACAGGAATTCCAAAACAATTTTGGGATGATGCGGAAGATGTCATAACGGCATTGGACATATTGAAGGAGAAGCAGGGTGGCCGGTGAAACGATTACTTATGATCGCTCTGAGCTTCGCGGCATCCTTCAAGCTTTCAAAGCAATGGATCAAGCCGCAATCGATGAAGCAAGAACCCAATCATCAGCACTTGCCCAATATGCCGCTAATGAAGTCCGCGCCTATTCGATTACGCGAACCTTTGGACAGGCCGCTGTCAATCGCATCGCAGATGGCGTTAGGGTTAGCAAATCATCCAAGATTGGCGAGTTCAGTTACGGATTTGCGTCTCAACGCTTTTCTGGAGGTGGAACTACTCAAAAACTCTGGGCAGGTTACGAGTTCGGATCTAATCGTTATCCTCAGTTCCCACGACGCACCCCGAATCAAGGCAGAGGAAATTCTGGGTATTTCATTTACCCGACACTTCGCAAGATTCAGCCTGAATTAGTGAGAAAATGGGAAGAAGCTTTCGATACAATTTTGAAGAAATGGGGATAACAAATGGCCGGAAGTAGAACGCTTAAGTTATCCATCCTCGCCGATGTCGATGATTTAAAAAAGAAATTAGGTCAAGGCGAAGCCGAAGTCTCAAGCTTTGGCGATAAATTGGGTGATTTCGGCAAAAAGGCCGCTGCTGCTTTTGCAGTCGCCGCAGCTGCCGCCGCCGCTTACGCCGGCAAGTTATTAGTCGAAGGCGTTAAATCGGCCATTGAAGATGAACGCGCTCAAGCCAAATTAGCCACAACTCTTGAAAATGTTACGGGCGCTACAAGAAATCAAATTGCTGCCGTTGAAACACAGATTTCCAAATTATCCCTTGCTTATGGCATTACTGACGATGAATTACGACCATCTTTTGAACGACTAGCACGGGCAACAAATGACGTAACCGAAGCTCAAAAATTACAAACTTTAGCCATAGATATTGCAGCAGGATCAGGTAAATCGCTTGAATCCGTTTCAGCTGCTTTGGCTCGAGCTTATGACGGCAATACTACTGCTTTAGGCAAATTGGGTATTGGCCTATCAAGCGCAGAACTCAAGTCGATGACTTTCGATCAAGTAACAAAAAATCTAGCAGCAACTTTTGGCGGCCAAGCAACGACTCAAGCAGAAACTTTCGAAGGCAAAATGAAAAGATTACAAATTGCCTTTGATGAAGCCAAAGAATCTGTTGGTGCGCGTTTATTGCCAATTCTAACGAACCTTGTGAATTATTTCATAAGTAATGTTGGACCAATCGTAGAATCAGTCAAAGCAAAAATACAACCTTTAACAAAAGCAATAGAAGATAATAAAGACGAGTTTAAGGCCCTATGGGATTTCATAAAAACTTATCTTGTACCATTTATGTCGGGTGCATTAAAAACAGCGTTTTCTGGTGTTGTCAATTCTGTTACAGCTATTGTTAATATTGTTGGCAGAGCGATTGATTTTTTCCAAGACTTATATGCTTCGTACAAAAAAGTTGTTGATTTTATAAAGAATAATCCATTGAGTAATTTTCTGGGTAAAATCAATCCTTTTAGTAATAGCAGTTTTACGGGTACTGGTGCTTTCATTATTGGGGGCGGCGCTGGTGGGGTTGATGAAATGGGACGCCCAGTAGGCACAGGTGGCGGAGCTGGAGGCGGCGGCGGTAGTGATGATCCTGCGACGGAGAACAAGCGCAGGAATACAATGTGGAAATCAGAAACAATTATGCAAGACAGTCCTGAATGTCCATCTGGCCGCGGAGTTTATCTTGTTGAATATAATTATTACGGCGAAATTATTCGTAGAACTTTAAGTTATTGCGTTCCTGTGATTGGCAACACGGCCACAGGTTCGACCGCTGTAAGCTCAGGGTCAATTGGCACGGGTTCGATTGGATCGTCAACGGGTACGACAAACACCACAACGACGCCTAATATCACTATTAACGTTAATGCGCCTTCGGCGATAGATAGCGAAGGTTTTACGAGGTCAGTTATTGACGCGTTAAATCAAAGCGACTTTAGAACAGGTTCCTTAGGGACGTTAGCAATATGACAGCTTGGAACCCGGTCTATCGCGTAAAGGTCAATGGATCAACAGTTACGAGCGCAACCCTCGCTGGTTTAACAATCAATTCTGGTCGCACTAGTATTTACTCACAACCTATTGCTGGCTATTGTAATTTGAGTTTAATTGAAACTAACGAGTCAGCCATAGATTATGAAGTCAATGATTCTGTCACAGTAGAAGTGCAAAATTCATCTGGCGTTTATGTATATCTTTTTGGCGGTTTTATTACTGATGTCAATGTAATTGTTCAAAGTTCAGGTTCAACGAGTCTCACACAAAAAATTAACATAATTGCAGTAGGGGCTTTAGCTCGACTTAATCGAGCCGTATTTAATGGAAATCTTTCACACCAATTTGATGGCGATCGAATTTCGTATTTACTTGGATTGGTCTTATTTGATGCTTGGAATGAGGTGCCAGCCGCAACAACTTGGACAAGTTATGATCCAACGACAACTTGGGCGGCTGCAGAAAATTCGGGGTATGGCGAAATAGATACTCCTGGCGATTATGAGCTGCATAGCCAAACTGGAGTATCAGACACAATCTACGCTTTAGTTAGTGCTGCCGCGACGTCCGGGCTTGGTTATATTTACGAAGATGCACAAGGCCGAATCGGTTATGCGGATTCAACCCATCGAAGCGAATATTTGGCAGCAAACGGTTACGTAGACCTTGACGGCAATCACGCTTTTGGGCCAGCTTTGCAAATTAGCAAAAGGGCTGGGGACGTCCGAAATTCAATATCAATAGCCTACGGTGCTGATAGCGATATTACCGTGACTGATTCCGATGCAGACTCGATTAGCTTATACGGAGAACTTTCCTCAAGTGTCATAACAACTTTGAGACACCAAGCCGATGCGGAAGCTCAAGCTGCGTTTTATTTATTGATTCGAGCTTATCCACAATTTGAGATGAAACAGATAAGTTTCCCACTAGCCAGTCCTGAAATAGATGACACAGATCGAGATTCGTTGCTAAATGTATTTATGGGTCAACCCTTAAATATTGCCAACCTACCCAACAATATGATAAATGGAGAATTTCAAGGCTTTGTCGAGGGCTGGACTTGGATTGCTAACAAAAATTCTCTGACGCTTACGCTTAATCTATCCCCCATAGCCTATTCACTACAAGCCTTCCGATGGAGCTCAGTTCCAGCCGTTGAGACTTGGAATACAATTTCGCCCACTTTGGAATGGCTTAACGCTACAATCGTCGCCTAAGGAGACCTAATGCCAACAACTACGAACTACGGCTGGACGACCCCAGCTGATACCGATCTTGTCAAAGACGGCGCTTCTGCCATCAGAACACTTGGCAACGGCGTAGATACGACAGTAAAAAATCTCAATCCAGAAACGACATTAGGCGATATTTCATATCGTTCAGCTACCGCAAATACAAACACAAGATTGCCAATTGGCACGACCGGTCAGATCTTAACTGTGTCGGGTGGAGTTCCAGCTTGGGCTAGTCCCGCCGCAAGCACTAGTGCCTTGACTTTGATTAATCGAACTAGTTTTTCAAATGTTGCTTCTCAAACCGTTGATAATATTTTTACTTCAACTTATACAAATTACATAGTTGTCTTAGAAAACATTTGGAATCACACTTCACGCAATAATGATTTAGCATTTCAACTTGTTTATTCTGGAACAGCAGCCACAACAGGCTATTACGGTAACGCAAGAGGTTGGAATGAAAATGCAACCATTGGTGGTATCAATAGTTCTGGTGCTGGTCAAATGAATCTCGCACCAGATATGGGCGGAGATGCTGATGAGGGTTACAACGGTTATTTAGTATTTACTGATGTCGCTACTGGTGGAAACAAAAAAGCAAAATGGCACGGTCACGGCGCTCAATATGCTGATTTGACTGGCAGCGTAGGACTTTCTTTGTTGACTTGGGGTTCAAACGAAACCGCACGTGCTTATACGGGTTTAAAATTACTTGCCAGCGCAGGTAATATCTCAGGCAAAATCACAACTTACGGATTGGCGAATTCATAATGACGATTGAAATTGGTATTACAAATGCTGAAACTCAAGAATCTATTGTGCGCGAAGCTACCAAAGCAGAACTTGATGAATTAAAAGAAACTCAAGATAAAATGCTTGCTGATAGGGCTGTCAGAGAACAAAAGAAACAGGAAAAATTGGCATTGTTGAATAGGTTGGGCATAACCGAGGAAGAAGCTGCGCTTCTTTTTTCGTAATGCCTAAACTTTGCAAAGCGGGAATACAACTGCGCGAGCAGGTGGACGATATGTATATGGATCGCGACCGCAAGAGCGATGGGTGGATTGGCGATACTCGGCACTCGGCTCGTAAGTCAGACCATAACCCCGACAAGAACGGCATTGTCCGCGCATTAGATTTAGACGCCGATCTTGGCGCCCACAAAGAAGAAGCTTACGCACTCGTTGAAAAAATTCGCAAATGCGCCAAACGAGGCGATAAGCGCATCAAATACATTATTTATGACGGCAAGATTATGAGTCCGATACTGAATTGGAAGCGCAGAAAATACAGAGGTGCTAACCCTCACCGCTCGCATTTCCATATCAGCTTTACAACTTTGGGAGACAAAGACGGCAGCTGGTTCGACCTCGAAGGAGATAGCAATGCAAGAATTGAAACTGATGGCGGCAACCTGGGCGAAAACATTCGTCGCGACGGCTCTATCGACATACCTCTCAGTAGGACTTCAACCCGATTACATTCTCAATGCAGCACTTGTGAGTGTATTGCCTTCCGTGATTAACTGGCTCAATCCGAATTACGAGCGTTACGGCAAAATCAAGTAGTGGACGCAAACACTATCGCTGGATTCGTAGCCTCAGTTCTCGGATCAATTGCTTTGCTCATTGCTGGACTTCGGTACATCATTAAATTGGAGAATATCCCCATTGTGTCGCGTCTCGACAAGATGGAGTCTCAGTTAGAATTAGCCCTCTCAGCAAAGGTGGCTAGAAGTGGCAACAAGAAAACGCGTTAAGAAGCCAGTCAAGAAGGTGGCAAAACGTCGCAAAACGACGAA